TAATGACATTGTTCAAAGAAAGTAACGTTGTTCAAAAAACAGCACTTAACTACTATTTCTTCCTGTTGAATGATAAGGGTGTTTGGACTAAAATCGAGCCATCATTCTGTAGATTGTAGGTCTTAAAAGATAAAGTGGGTATTCGTTGGGTAATACCCACTTTTTTATTGTTGTAGAAGAATTGGGTATTTTTTGGGTAATACCCAGTTTTTATTGTTATAGATAGAATTGGGTATTCGTTGGGTAATACCCAATTTTTCATTATTGCAGATAAAACTATATGGGTTTGTTTGGTTTTATGATTGGATTTTGTATATTTGCACCTATGGCAAAAGGTCGAGACAAAGAGCTTATAGAACTTCGAGATAAGAAGTTATTTGAGCGATATTACTACTGGAGCGAAGTCCAACGCCTTCGATTTGACGACACCATCCGCAAACTAGCCTTTGATGAATTCTTTTTAAGCGAAGCTACAACGCTAAGAATTATTAAACGCATGCTTACGGAGGGTGCAACTGTCGATGGAAAGACTATTAAAAATAGTCGTTATCAGGGTTTTAGACCTTCACGTCGAACAAAATCGAAGACTTCTGAACTCTCCTTTTTTGCTGAATAGCTTCTGAAACTCTACATGTGTATGTAGATTCATAAAGCTTTATCCCATGATTTATCGTTGTATATCTCGAAGATGTGCGTACAAGTGCGCCATCGTTATTTGGACGAAAGCCTTGCAGTGTATTATGCAAGGCTTTTCTTAGTTCTTCACGTTGCATAATTCTATCAATTGTCTTTGAGTTTCTGTGAGTGTCGTCGTAGCAATCAATGATGAGTTTAACTACAACTGTGCACTCGCCTTCTTGTTTCAATTCTGATAGATTGTTCCATTGACAACTTGAAGCATCTATAAGTACGGCTGGATATGTAAGAGGATACATATCCTTATTTTCATCGTCGATAGCGTCTAATTGTCCGTAATCTTCATCTACCAGAGATAACTGAGGCATAGTCTTATTTATTTCCTCAATGATACTAATAATTAGTTCTTCCATATGCTTTTTCTTTTAATTCGTTTAATTTTTTCTCTATCATTTCTCTTAACTTCTGGTTGAGCTCGTAGCTCTCACCTATAAATCTTCGCTGTGGGATTTTTAGAGTTTTCTTTCTTGTAAGTGCTAAACTCATCCACATTTTTGCTTCTGGTGGCATCGTATCAAAACTCATCTTTGCTTTTTTGTCTTTATCTTTGCCTTTCTTTTGCCCTGCAATGGAGTAAGCTTTTGCCCAAAAGAACTTCTTCATTTTGGGTGTAACTGTTATCGTTGCGCCATTATTATGGTAGTTTGCGTATGGTTGTGGGTTATTTATAATAACAGTGCCAGGCAAAACTTGCGAAGAGATACTTCGCATAAGCGTATCAGTTCCAGAAGTCAAAGGTTTATAACGACTTCCATACCTTTGTCGGACGGTTGTAGCCCAACTTTTATTGCCATTATTGGTGAAACCACCCTGTCTAAAGTTGTTTTTAAAGTGGTTTGTTGCAATTATGGCAGCCTTGCGAGGTAGTTCATTTTGTACAGCTTTTGCTATCTCTTCAGGGCATTTTGATATAATAAAAGCAATTTCTTTGGGTGATATTGACATTTTTATTGCATTTTATTTGGATTGTATTTAATTTAGTGCTATCTTTGCAAACATAAAAGAATAAGGGTTTTAGATACCGCGTCGGATTGTAGTTCCGAAGGGAGAGGGTCTAAAAGCCTTATTTTTTTGGCTTTACGTTTTCACTATCAGATATACTATATACTTTATATTCACCCCACGTCATTTCATGAACAATAATCCAATTCTTACGATTGATTATTTCTATCTCAAAAATATGACTACCAACAACGTCTTTGCGCTTGGTATCATCTTTTGTAATTCCAAGATATTTAGCTTTCTCTAAAACATCTTTTAGCTGTAATAAGAGTTCATTCTTTTCTTTGTATTGCTCATGAGGTTGATTTAACCATTCTTTTATAGAACCTTTTGAAATAGACATATTGTGTTTGAAGCCCTTGTTTGTAAAAACTTCACGAGTTAAATATGCTGCTTCTTTTCTTATTTCTTTGGCACGTTCCTTTAACAATTGCTTTTGTTCATCATTTCTACTCAAGCAGCCATCAATAAACTTGCAATTAAAGCAGTCTTTCTTTTGGTTGGTGAGCCAATTTTTAATCTTACTACCCTTAAAGAACGGACAGCTGTTGCAGCTTTGGGCAAAATAAGGGTGGGTGTCGTTAAATATTTTGCCATCTTTCCCTGGGTTATTCTCTAATCCTCGCTGTGCAGGTTCAATTGGTAAATCGTCTAGCACATCATCTGGTGATGCAGGATCATCTGTAGATTCAAGAGAGCACTTGCAGTTCCACCTGTCGCCTGGGTGATGTTTATTCCAAAATGGATGTTCAACAGGTAAGGTTAATTTCTTCTCCCAGTAGCCACGATGCACAGCTTCTGCGTCAGGAGAAGTGGTAGGCATCCATCTCAAGTTAGGCATGATGTCCTTATTTTCGATAAATGAACGCCAATCTGCTGCGTTATGAGCTCGAAGAACCGCTGTGTTATACTCGGTTTTTAGCCATGAACCAACATGATGAGAAGATATAGAAGATATATCTTTCATCCACTTATCAAATGGCTTTAAGTGTCCGTTATCGTCAAGCAATTTTGAAGCCATGCTTTTGCCCATTGCATGTGTCTTAAAGGCTGCAAAGACTTTATTTGCATGCTTTACTGCATTCAAAAAACCTCTATTGTGATCAATTGAGAATTCGCCTTTTGATAAGCCTTTTGCCGTGGCATCATTCATTATTTTAGTGAGTTCTCTCCACATGGTAGGCTCAATGGAATTTTCAACATCGAAACCTCCATATATGGCATTCACGAACTCATCTAACACATCTAAATCGAACTTAACACCACTATCTATGTTATCAAAGTGTGTGTGGCATGAACACTTCTTTCCATAGTAGAGTTCATCAACTAGAAGTCTATAGTGTTGGTTTTTGCCCCTTTTGTTGGGGCTATTCCAAAAAAACGATTTAAACGCTGTTTAAATGAAGTTTTATTATCGTTTGAATTCCCTTTTTCTTCCTCCTCTTTATTTGAGTTTAGTGCAGCTTTTAACGCTTCTTTTTCTGCATTCTTTTGTTCTTTTAGGGCATTGTAATTCTTTGGCTTTTCAATTCCGAAAGTGTCATACAAATAATCGTCGTCAATTGGCAAACCCATATTACTGCACTTTTGAACGATGTCGATTTGTTGTGCCACATTTATTTTGTCTTTTTTCGCATATACGAATTCGCCACCATCAGTGTTGAAACCAAGTGCATTGAAAAGGTCTTTCATTTGATAATTGAGAATATCCAAAATAAACTCTCTATCATCTGCATTCATTTCGTCTTCTTCTTCCTTGTGAACTGTGCCTAGTGCCTGTGTTCCTGAGCTTCCAACGTTCGTTGTAAGCGTATTCCCTAAAATGCGAATAGATATTTCCCCATCCCAGTACTCAGCAAAGGTTCTATAAAGTTCACTTGAACCTGACTTGTTACCTGCCTCAATGAGCGTTAAATCGCTATCTTTTGGATGAATGTATACAGCATTTGAACCTTGACGTCTTGCATCCTGGATTAGCCTTCTTCTTGCTTCTTCATCGCCTGCATCGTAGGTGTATTCACGAATTGGCATTCCAAAAATGTTGCAGAAACGAGCCCAGTCGCCCATATTTCCTTTTTTATAAAGCACTGCAGGTAGGATTTCAGCAAATATTCCTAATCCTCTTTCACTACCTACAAAGAGCATGTTCTGGAAACTTTCAATTGGAAGCCCGTCCATATCACCTTGGAAGCGGAGTAGTTTCTTTTTTATTGGATCATAATGTTTTCTGTTTATGCTTTCAAAGTGGATGTTCTGATCCTCTTCTACATACAATTGAAGCAATGTGAATCCCCAGAACTCCGATAATATAAGTTCTTTTCTTAACTCTTTAAACCATGGTGAGCGCAGCTGTTTATTGATTACATCATCTGGCTTTCCGTTGCGCTGAAACTCAATTGGAATCTGTGTGACGCCACGTAAGCGTTTAGCCATGACGCCTGAAAGATGCAAGTCGAACGCTGCGCTTTCGTACATGTCATATAGCCTTACACGATTTGAATAATCAATGCTTTTAGCAGCATTAACAGAATTCATGTAAGTTTCAAGGTTAAAATGAAAGAGTTCAGGCATTTGCAATACAACGTCTGGTTGTCTTAAGCCTGGTTGTGAAATATATCCACCTTGTATAATTTTGTTTTTATTCTTTTTCATAATTGATTAATCAAATACTGGTCTAACTTCTTCGCTCTTTATCTGCCAATTCGAGTTATCCGAAAGCGCATCAGAAGGTAGCAAAGGTGCTCCTTCGACTGTGATATCGCCTTTCATAACACCCTTAAGCCAGGTCGTTGCACGTTCGTACCTGTCTTCTCTAATCTTAGACATTTTGTAAGGATTATGCTGGCAAAAAATATGGTAGATTGCAATATCTAGCGCAAACATCAAGATGAGAGGATGTCTCTCTTCTCCAGTCTGTGAAAAAATTGCCTGGCAATCATATTTTTTATTGAGGTAGCTTTTCATTTCAGAGATAGCTCTATCCTCGCATATTTCTATTATCTGTGGATCATAATCTGACGTGCCTTGTCTTAAAAGGCTGTCTAGTATCTCACGATGAATCGAAGCATCGTAATCTTCAAGTGATATAAAATTCTGCATAACTTAAATTGTATAAGGGTTATTTTCGTTCAGTTCGTTGTAATCAATAGTATAAACTGGTTCTAGCTCGTTTGTCTTGGTGTCTGTCATTGTCACACCGCCCTCGACGGCATCGCATCCATCGGCAGGATAAGGAAGTGAAAGCTCGAAGAGTTTAAACTGATTGATAAGCTCTTGCATGTGAGGATTGTCCCTTTCTTCTTCATTGAAGATGATATTTCCTAGTCTATCTAAAGGCTCAAGATTAGCCTCTATACGTGTAGCTTTGTCTGTTTTCTTTCGTGTATCTTCGCGAATAAACAACTGCGTTTTGCGCTTTGCACATTCTTCACGAAGTAGTGGTTTAAATACTTGTTGATAAAAAGGGTCTTGCAACTTATTATTTTCGATGTACCAATACACGTTGGTCTTCTTTGCAACATACTTATCGAGTTCAAAATACCAGCCTATAAAGTTGGCATTCGTTTCATGCGCTAAAAAGCCTTTTATGACGTAATACACGCCTTTTAGTTTACCAATGAGCCACAAACCTTTTGTTGAACTTCCTTTTTTCTTTGAATCAGAATAAGCAGGGTCACCATAACCGATTAAAAATTGGAACTTTTTTAACGATGGGACTTTTCCATACGCAAGATTCTTGAAAATCTTTCCTTCTGATACTGGGTTATTGAAGTACTCGCCCTGCTGCGCTTTTGTGCTAATCTTTGATAGCGTTCTATCTATCTGCTCTTCTGTATTCTTTGCAGGCCATGTACTTTTGCCGTTTTTGTCACGAATATTCACGACATCCCAACTATTTGCAAGTTTGCCAGCTCTGGTGATACAGCAGTCTTTTGCAATGATATTACCACACCATATAACAAGTGTAGGTTCAGAGATAGAGCGTGTAGGATACAAAGCCTTTTCCATCCAGTCCCACTTTTTATTCAGCGTTACAGGATTTCTGCAGTCTTCGTCTGTGTCGTAGTCGTCCATGTAGATAACATCAGGACGAATTGCTTCATTACGCATACCACGAGGAGCAGAACCAGCACCAATGGCAATAAATTTAGCACCACAAGTACAAGTGAACTCTCTGTCTGTCCATTGTCCAAGAACTGGTTGCTTTCCATAAAACTGCTGTATTCTTGGATTGCTCTCAAAGTTGATTCTGTAAGGCGTCAACAAACGTACTGCAGCATCAATTGTAGCACTTGCGAGTGCTACGAACTTCTTGCGCTTAGTTAATGTGAGATACATCAACACGAACATCACAACAGTTGACTTTGCTAGCTCTCTTGACCAGGAAAGAACCTCGTACCATT